AACTTAAAAGGGTAATGGGGGCCTCCTTGGTTCCAAGAAATAACCGGAACGTTTCCGACAGGGATATTCGGTAACCCAGCTGCTACATAGCAGCCGATCTCCTCAAGCGTTGCCGCCGCTTCAAAAACTCGGTGCGCCATATCAGGAATTCCGAACTGATTAGCCAATGTGCTCGAAGTATTGAATTTTGTGCCGTAAACCGCGTAAAGCTGATCGTAGGTAGTTTGCGATAAATTGCCGCCGTTGTTAGTGGCCACGTAGCCGTCGATCTCAACGTGGACAGGAAACGTTAGGATGCATCCGATCGGCGTGGCGCGGTAGGACATTTGGACAATCGCACGATAGAACTGATCTGCCAGGCGCTCCCCGTCCGACACATAAACGTCCTCGCTTAAAGTCCGTTCGATAAATTTTGCGATCGCATAGCCTGCCTGGGCGCCCTGCGCAAAAACGCGATTCATTTCGTTGGATTTCGCAATACCCGAAACGAAACCGGTTAAGCGCTTTGCGGCATTTACCCATTCGGCATAGGGAATTAAATTGGCAGTACTCTGATCTGCGAAAGGAAGGAATTCATTGATGGTTGCCATATCACACCCAATAAAAAAGCCCCGCTGTTCGCGAGGCTGATAAGATAAATGAATGTTTAGTTTTCAAACGGGAAGAAGTGACCGGAATCAAACCCCTGGATCGAGGCCGTTTCATAGTCAAAACCGAAGTAAGGCACGTTGTCGACAAGCTGCATGCCGACGCCTGCCGCCACTATGTCGATTAGTCGGCGGCTTATGAGCTCCCAAACAATGGGCGGCGTCTCTGCTTTCGTGAGATTGATCACGACGTGCATATTCTGCTGATCCTGGAAGTCAAAGAGCTTTGCCGGGACGCCGAAATATCCGAGAGCAGTATTTAAAAACTCGGGGACCGATTCGTTTTTGCCGTCGAATTTATTTGCGAGGATTTTCGTTTTAATCACTGCGCGATAAGTTTCGTCGTCAAGCGTCACCATGCCGTCCGAGGGATCAAACTGCCCTTTCCAGACGCCTTTATCGAAACCGACACCATCGACATCGTCCAGGGCAAAATAGACGCCGACCAATTTCATAGGAAGGCGCCTGGAGATCCCGACCCGCACGCCGACCGCGTCCAGTTGGACGCCTACAGCAGTGTCAACGTCGAAATGCTTATAAAAAACCGCCAAACGTTTTCTTGCTTCGTTCAGCGGTTCGGTCAGTTCATAAATAAATTGCTGGTACTTCGGCTTGTCAAAATGCGCCCCGGCAATCAGCTCGGTATAACGATTTGCGTCGCTCATGTCTGCACCTCCACCGTTACGTTTTCCGAAGCGCACGAAACCGCCTCATTCCACGCGATCGCGAGACTGGCGGCGGTCTGAGCTGTAGCCGAGCGGCCAAGCGTGATGGCCTCGACGCTAAAACGTTCGTCCACGATCCCTGCGTCAGTCTTTACCGCGCTTGCAAGCACCCGGGCGATGTTTACAGATTCGCCGATGCCCAGGGAGTTGATGTAAGCGACGATCCGAGCCTTGATCTCCTCCTCGGCACTGGAGAGATAATCGGCGGCCGGCGAGATCGTGAGTTTGCAATAAGCCGGCACGACCGTCGGACGCGAGAACTTAATCGTATTAGGGAAGCCATAAGTGTCCAGATAGTTGTACGACGTGGAGCCATAGGTTCCGACACCTTCACCCTTCTTTAAGAAAATCGTTTTTGCAATATCGGCCACTTCCCCGCCGTCGACGATCATCGCGATCGAATGTCCGGGGACGCCCTCAGTTGTCGGGGTATCGCCGTCATTCTTAATGCCACTAACACGTCGCACGCCGGCCGTGGTCAGCAGACTGCCGATAATGCCTTCCCACAGCGAAACACTGGGGAGCGCTGTCGATTTCGACTGCTGCACTCGAAGCTCGAGGTCGGTTTGCACCGGCGCCCCGGGCTCGGCCGCGAGAATATTTTCCACAGTTTGCCAGCCGAGCGTCGGGGTTCCGATACGGTTGACAGTCCCGGCAGGTGCCCGAATGTTTCCTTCTTCTGCAGCAATTGCCGTTACAGTGATTTCGCCAGCAGGTGGAACCACAACGTCGGCGGGCAGATTCCATTTGTTCTCCGCCTCATCCAGGGCCACGCCGTTGACGATATGCGTCCCGGCCTGGCCAACGATCCGAAGATCAACCTGGGAGTGTGATGCGGCCTGCCGCGTGATGCCGTTGACCTTGACCGCAAAATCCAGCGCCACGCCCTTCGCCGTGGTTGGGTTGTATGCGTTATAAACCGCGATCGCCTGAGCGTTCACGTCCGAGATAGCAGCCGCCACAATGCCGACCATCTGGCCGTCCTGGGTGTCAGCGTCCAGATTGATGTCATCACCAAAAATGGCCCGCATGCGGCCCTTTAGGTACTCGTAAATTTCTTCATAGGACGGAGCTGAGATACCTGTCTCGGTAACTAAAAAAACCGGATCATCAATCATGTAATTTCTCCGTTAATGCTCGCCGGGCCGTAATCCGTGGTGAGCTTGACTTGTATGGTCAGGCGCCGAGTGTTCGGGTCAAGCACCGCCTCAAATTCGTCAATCTGCTGAACGCCCGGGGTTTCCAAAATGCGGCTTTTGATTACGAGATCAGCCGCGCTTTGCTTGCCTAAAATCTGCTGCAGATAGGGCGTTCCCTCGTCGGTGTCGATAAACCACTGCCCTTGCCAAAGCGCGAGGCGTGTCCGGACATTTTGAGCCACAGCTTCGGGCGTATTGACTAAATAATCGTTTGCATTGTGGCCGAAGCAGATATCGCCGTCGGCCGTTGTTCGCCTTACTCTCATTTATTTAGGCCCTCCCGTATTACTGGAGCCTGTAGAAACACCGGAATGGACGTGTGACTTGAGACTGATACCTCCGGCGGTAACGTCTGCGTCTGTTTCCACGCCTCCGGCCATCTGCGCGGCCGATCCCGCGGTATTGGTCAGTGGCCCTTCGAGCTGGATCGCCGGGGCTTTAATGCTGGCACTGGCTGAGGCCTCTACCGTAAAATTTTTACACTTCACGGAAAAGTCCCCGGGTGTCTCGCATTTCACGTTATGACTGCCGGGATTGAGCTCAATGAAGGCCGCACCGTCGTCACTACGCAACTGCACAGCACTGGTGCTCACGCCGCTGATCTTTTGAGCCTGGGACCACGGGCCGGGAATAACGAAACCGTCCGATAGATCGTGCATTCTTGCTTCCGGAGGAGGTTGAATTCCTCCTAGCTGCCACCAGTAATCGATTCCCCGAGAAGCGAAAACGACCAAGCACTCGTCCCCGGCCTTAATCGGGAACGTGAGACTGCAGCCGCCACCGTGCGGAAACACCACAGGGCAGTCTAAGAGAAGCGGCATATTTACAAGCTGGATAGAGCCATCCTCCTGCGTGACACGCCCTTTTATCGCCGGCTGAACTTCGCAGGTCAGTGCGCCCGCATCGAACTTCTGGATGATCCCCGGGAGTGCGGTCCATACTTGGGTCAAGCGGCTATTTGTAGCCTTCTCGGAGAATCGATTCGGGTCAAAAATTGTTGCGGTTGAATCCATATCGTCCTCAGTTCGATGTGTACGTGAAAACAGATGGAGCAATCGGTCTGCTGGCTGAATTAACGCCCACGACGATCAAATTTGTGTACCAATCCTCCCCGCGCGTGTCGCCCACGTGCTCGCGGGAAATCACCTGATACACGCCATCCGCCGATAAGAATGCGTCCGTTACCGCCTGATTTTTCGTAACCGCGTCCTCGGACACCGTTGTGTCGTAGTTGTTTCGCTGTACCGAGGCGTTATCGATTTGAATCTTGGCACCGATCTCCAGGTTCGGATTAAGTAGCGCCTGGACGTCCAGGCCGTCCTCGTCAAGCGTGGGGCGGCCGATCAAACCGGTATCAGCGTTAAGGACGATTACCCTCTCGTTCGGGTCGTATGTCGGTGTTTTAGGAATGGCGACAAGGCCGTCAACGCCATAGCCCCAGTCAAAATTATTTGTGTCAGCGATACCGTTCATGGCGTCGGTAGCCATCCGAAACATGACTTTTCCGCGCGGGAGCCTGGAATCCATGAATTGAATCTTTGGGAGCTGCTTACTGTCAACGCCCTTTTCTTTCATGGACGCGACGACCTTGTCAAAGATCTCGCGCTGAGAGGCACCCTTGGCAACCGAGACATTAACCACGGCATATTGCCTCGCCCTGTCGCCGGTAGCGGCTACCAGGCGCATGAAAGTCTCTGTTTCGCTCTCGCGGCCGACGGATTTCCACCATAGATCGCCTTGAAAAATAATGCCGTGGTGGTTCTGATAACCCGCCTCAATAATGACGCGCATGCCCTGATTTTCGATGACGTTCGTACCGATACCAAGGCGGTTTACTGTTTCTTGGGAGACGTTGTAAACCGTGATCTCTGCCGTGCAAGGCTTGCCGATAACGGCTTGCGAGATTCGGAATTTGCATCGAAACTCGCTCAGGTCAATCGCCTGCTGATTGTCCTTGTCGACCGCCACCACGAGGCGAAAATATCTCAGCCACTGGCGATTTTTGTCTGTTTCGCTCATTCGTCACTCCAAAATAAGCTCAGTGTTTGGCCCATGTCTGAGTAAGTCGGCTCGTAGTTTTTGGCTTGTTTCGGCAACTCGCACCAGAGCGCTCCGCCCATGCGCTTATAGCCAAACTGCGCCAATAGGTTGACACCTGTCACCAGCGGGAGGCCGTGAAGGGCGTCAGAGCCGTCCGTCCGGACCATATCTAAAAACCAGCCGCCGCAGTCCGCATCTCTGTAAATCAGCGTCATGCGGTAGTTATATTCACCGAGCCGGATTGAAAAGCTCTGGGCGCCGGTACTCAAAGGAATTTGATAAATACTCATGGCCGATTCCCCGCAGTAGTCAATACGGGCGACGAGGCACCGCGCTGATTAACAGAGGCTGTCTGCTGAGGATTCTTTTGCTGAGCTTCCTGCAGCGTGACCTCTTTTGTCCGAGCGAATCGGATTTCCTCGAAAGTGATGTCCACTATTAAGGAGCTCTCGGTGTCGACGGTCGACGTTGTTTTTAACTTCGTTATGATGACTGCCGGATATTGCTTCTTGCCGGTGGAAAGCGAAAACGGCTCCCGCTTGGCTTGAAGCTCGAGCAGTTTTTCATAGACGTCTTTTGTCGTGGTCAGGCCCTTAAAGATCGAAAAATCCAAGATCGAATTTAAGAGCCTGGAGGAATCCGACCATCCAAATTGGCAATTAATCACCGTCGGCATCTGATACGCGTGATCCGAAACATTGGCACCGGTATCGACCGGATGGCGCGTTACCACGACCTCGTTTTCGTGCTCCTCGCTAACCACGACGTCCGGAATAATTCCGGCAAATTCTCGTTTTCGGCCTAGAAGCAGAGCCTCCAAGCTGTACGGTAAAGAAGGCATATTTCCTCCCTAGCTGAGGTTGCGCTGGCCGTATCGGTTCTGGGCCAGCAGGGTCTCATGCGCCACGGCCTGACCGACAGCGCGCGGATTATCAGCCCCGTTGATCGTGATGTTTTGGTTCACGACAACACTTCCCCGGGATGGAATTTTGTCCCTTTCGTTGACGACCTTAGACCGCCACTGCGACTGCGCGGCGGCGAGCACCTCTTTATCAAAAGAGGCGCCTTCAAAATACTGAGAGGCGCCTCGGAAATTCTCATGCTCCGTGATCGACTGCATGAGCGCCTTAAGCACTCGCGGGTCGCTTAGATCGAGGCGTGTCAGCGCACCTACATCCGATCCTAGGCGCCGGCTCATATTAGCTGTCACAGACTGAATATAAGGCCCTGTCTCGTTGTGGTCCGCAGCAGGTGCGTACTTGGAAATAATGGACGCGACGTTATCCAGGCCCGCATTAGCGTAGCCTTTTAGCTGTCTGCCTAGGGCGCCCCAGCCCTCTTCCGGCGTGCGATAAATCGCAAAAGCACCGTCATTAGGCTGATTTCGCGATACCGGACGCATATTGCCCGGATTGTTGTTTCGTAGCCCTCTGCTCATCTTTCCCGGAACCGGAGGTGGTTCTGCCTGCGCGGGTTTCGCGGGTTGTGCCGCAGCTTTTTTAGCGGCTCGATATCTCGCCAGCTCCTCCTCGAAGCCCTTTTTATCGAAATCGTCCACGATGCTCACACCCTCCTCGGCCTCATCATCGAGCACCGATTTTTGCTTGGTGTATTTCTTGCGTAAGAACTTCTGCACCTGCTCATCGTCCATGAGATGGCGCTTGTAGCGCTCAGCATCCTGAAATTCGTCTGCTTTAAAAAAGAAGTTTTTGAGGTAGTCGCCGACGCCGTGGGATTGATCCCAGATATTTTTTTCTGTCTGGATCCAGGCGGGCAATTCCTGCGAGAGTGTTTTATTGAACTTTTCGGCAACCTTATCCAGGCCGAGGCTGTCAGACAGCGTCCCGAAAGCGGCCTGGCTCCCCATGGATATGATTTCCCAGGTGCGTGAAAATTCATTTGAGAGGCGATGTACGGAATCCGCCGACTTATCGACCATGTCAGCCAGTTCTCCCTGCTGCTCATTAGTTTTCTTAAGCTCGGCAGGAAAGTCCTTTTTCATGAGGGAGGCATACGCGCCATCCAAGCCTAAAAACGATGCCTCAACGCGGCCCACGGCGTCACCTGTTTTTTTCCATCGCTCTATAAGGTCGAGCAAAATATCGCTGTACTCTCTCAACTTTCCCGTTTTATCTCTCACATCGACGCCTGTGAGATTTTTGGTGTAGTCCGCCATACCGGGAATAAACGTTAATTTATTGGCAAAAGTCTTAAGGCTATTCGTTGCCTCGTCCACATTTCCGCCGACTTTGGCCACTGCTGAGGCAACGTTATTCAAGCCCCGGACAGAGCCGCCAATTTGGTTTGTGATGTTATAGAACCGATTCGTTTCCTGAGTGCTCTTAGCGAATGCAGCAGAGAACGCAGTGCCCATGGCGGCGCCTCGCATGGCGATCTCCTTCATGCGCTTTCCAGCATAGTCGATTGAGGCTTGAAACTTGGCTTGCTCGTCTTTATCGACCACAAAGCCTAAGCGGACGAGGAAACCGGCGAGAACGCTACTCATGGCTGCGCTCCTTCTCTAAAACAAATTCGTTGTATTTTTGGTTGTCGATATAAACGTTCATTAGCAGGATGTCCTCAAGTGTCAGATCGTCACCCTTCAGGTCCAGATAGCTGATCATCCCGTGATAAACAGGACGCATCAGGAAATCCAGGCCATCAGGAAGACTTCTGAACGGGCTCGGTTCCTGCTGACTGTTTTCGACGCTATGAGCGAACGTTAAAGATTCAAAGCGTCGATAAAAGGGCGAAGCTCACGCTGTACGACAGCGCTCACTAATATGCATGTGGTTGTGAAATCGATGTCATCGAACGCCAGCGTGCCACCTGAATACACTCGGGTCCAGGTTTTTCCGTCCTCAGAGCGACGCTCCACCACGCTCAGCGCAGTGCGCACGCAAAAATCAAAATCCGCGTCAGGCATGGCCGCAATGCGATCTAGGAGTGGCTGACAGACCGCGAGCAAAGTACCGAACTCAGTCAGTTTGTCGCTCAATGTCGCTTTGGATTCCGGCATGGATTTCCCGTAAGCCGTCCACATGCCATAGAGGACATTATTGAATGCCGTGGGCATCAGCGGCCCGAGCCGCTTTTGGAGCTTCATAGCTTCAAAAAGATCGAGCCGCCCAACGAGATACTCATGCCCCTGCAATGTGAATTTTTGAGGTACGAGTTTATTCATTAGTAAGTCCCGCTCAGTGTGTCGATTTTGCCGCAGTCAAAGCCCCATTCAAGAACGGGCTGACCATCCTCGGCGAAGGTCTGACTGGGAAGCCCCTGGAAAGCGACCGATCGGGCCACAATCGTGTCCGTATTACCTTTGTTAAGGACGGTAATGACATTGTTGCCCCAGGCGCTCGAACTCAAACTTTGGGCGTTAAACATAGCCTTGAGCTTTGCGTTCACGGGGGATGTATAAAGAAGCCGAATCGTAAGTTTTCCACTTTTGTCTGCCCTCAAAGAATGCATAACCTCGCCATCTGCGCCCGGCGTCATATTATTCCGGGGCTGATTGAACTCTACGGAAATGCCTTCTTTGGAGGCCGCGGAACCGTATCCGAGATCGATCACGCCGGTCGGCCCTGCGAATGTCGCAGTGACATCCATAATGGAATAAGTTGCCATCCTGTTTCTCCTTATCGATTGATCGTGAGCGTGGCGTCAATAAAGTGAACTGCGCCGCGCAATTTGATAGCCACTTTGATCGGAGGTGCCTTACGGGCCTCGCGATCGCTCTGCGCCTGTTCTTCCAGCGGCTGAATGTAGACGTAATATCCTGAGGTGAGCGTGTCGCCCTTCTGGAGAGAACCAAAAGAATCGCCGTTCCAGACGCCCGGGGCGATGAGACCATTTCGGACGCCCGCGTCAAGCGACTTGTTGATCGTCGCCAAAATTGCGGTCATGCCCGCTTCGTCCTGGCCGATCTTGGTCGTAGTCGTATAGAGCAGATTCCAAAGATCGGTTTCCACTCGGTTCTGCTGCCAGTCAAGGCCATGAGTTTCGTCAATGAACCAGCCTCCGGACGTGACGCCTTCTTTATAAATCGAAGTGTCGTTCTGGAATGCCGCGAATACGTTGACGTTTTTGTTTCTTAAGGCCAGCGACTGGGACGTTCTCAAGTTCTCGGCAACAACACCCGGGAGCTGTTTGAATTTCAGAGTGATCGTGGTATTCGATCCCTCGAAGTTGATCGTGCTCATGCGCCCAAGGACCGAGACACCGGCGGTGTCACTGGTGCTGGAGAACGTGCAGATCGTGCGGTTATAGCCCAGCGCTTTGAGCTTGGAGCCCAGCGAGGTGCTATTTGTAGAATCCATTTCACCCGTATTCTGAGACGTCCAGGACACGATGCGAGAGGGCCGCGCGGCATTGATGAGCGCCGAAACTTCCAGCGCATCGGCGTCCGTCCAGTCGGTTCCGCACACATACAGGCCGTACCAATTGGTGTAATCCAGGCAGGCCGTTACTGCGTCGACAAGGTTCTCGGCTTCCGCGCCGTTGACTTTGGTCGTTCCGGCATCCAGGCCCATAACCTTAGACAACTCGGTAGAAGAAACATTCGCGACAGAAGAATTCACGCCCGTAGTGGCAGATTTGATAATGAATCTCGTACCGTCGAATACGCATGTGCCCTTCGAGGCCAGCGCAGTCGTGATCTGAGTTGCCACGCCGTTCAGGTTGCTCTGGGAGCTAAGATCGACGCTGGCAACAGAGACAGAAGAACCGTCGATTTCAACGGTGAAAGATCCGGAAGTGATTTTCTCGAAGTCGGCGATCTGCTGCTGAGAGATCGCAAGCATACGGCCGCGCAGGAGCCCGGCAGTTGCTGTTTTAGCCCAGCGGCCGACAACCAACTGAGAAGGCTGGGGAGACTGGCCGAAGAAGGTGACCGCGGCCTGATACTCAGGCGCATCGGTTCCGAAATCGGCGGCAATTCCCTCGACGCCCGAATAAGTGCGCAGGCGCTCGTCGGTGTCAATCACATCGCTGGTGCCGAGCACTAACATGGCCCCGAAGTTTCTCAACGCAGCCGCGACCGGAGACATCTCGATCGTAACATTGACAACCTCGGAAACCGGTAATGTAGGAGCAACGCTCATAATTTACCTCGTTCTGTATAAAAGTCGACATCTGCACCGACGATGGTGCGAACGCCGTAAGTTCTGGAAACCTTCCGAGCAACGTGGAAGGTCATGTCATATCGATCGACCCACGTCTCGCAAACGAGATCCGGCAGGCGCATGGCCTGCGAATCAATCGCTTTTAACGTGAGCCCCGTCTGCCGCAGCAGTGAGCGGTTCTGGCCGATTTGCGCCGCATCTCTGAATCTCTGGGCTAGGAATAGAGCTCGGGGACCGTAGAAACTCAGCACAAACTCATAATCCTCATGCACCACGGAAGTCTGATCCCCGGTAAGCGGAAGCGATGGATCGCCTTTTCGCCCGTCGAGATAGACAGGCGTGGTATCGAGACTTTTGAGCGCCAGGGCGCACCAGTCGGTTTTAAACGCTGGCTGAGTACCAGGCTTAGGACGCCAGGAGGCACGGACTAGATCGAGCCGCAAGCCAATAAGTTCAGAGATCCACTGGCGAAGCGGGTCCATCAGCTCTGTCTCATTGTCCGAACTCGTCGGACGTAAGGCCCCGGACGTCCGGCTATCAGTAACTGCCATCGCTCACCTCCGCAGGCCAACAAGTCAGCCTCAAAAAGCCCTTCCCAAACTGCGAGTAATCCGCGCAGTCTTTGACGACAAAGCGCTTGCCGCGCCACTCGACCTCATCGTTTCCTGAGCCGCCGAAACCTTTCGGCATGTCGGCGATCATGAAGCGCACCAGGATCGTGCCCTCACGCCGGAGCGCCTCCGGCAATCTCGAGATAGTCTTTGTGTCGGCCGTGATGACGGCCATAACATCCGCAGTCTCGCCTTCGGTCCATGTGGGATTACCGAACTTGTCCAGGCCCTCGACAAAATGGATCAGCTTGCAGGGCGAAGTGAACAAAGGAGATCGGATTACCCGTTCAACGTCTAAAGTCGCCATCATTCCTCCACCACAACGCCGTCAATGGCGTCGCGTAACTGTCCGGTATTGATTAAGGGGCGGATACCCACGCCTTCCGTCTCGTTCTCGCGGGTGCCCTTGGTAAGGCGCGAGCGGTTACGGCTGGCGATCGTCCTAGGCTTGAGCGGCTCGAAGTCGGCCGTTTGCATGTAGCTTTTGACCGCTGAGGCCGAGCGGATCGCCAGGCGCTCGAGTGCCTGACCACACTTTTTCTCATCGCCCTTGAGTGCGCAGTCCATGGCGCCCTTGAGACCGTCGACAATCATTTCCCGATTCGCCTCCAGGCCCGGAACTAAGAACGGTCGCGGCGGAATATTGTTCGCCGGAGAGCCGTTCTCATGCACAAAGCCCAAAAGGTGATTGCTCGGGGCGCCGTCGTTTCGCGTATCGCCCTTAGAGCCTGCCGCGATGCCGACATAGACAGCAGTTTTCGCCAGACGCTGCAGTGCCTGGTTCAACTCGCCGTCATGTCGGACCATGGAAACAGAGATCGTCTTTTTCATATCTGTCTGGCTCCTGCTCCGAACAACTGAATCAGCTGCCATAACTCGCGGCCGTAGGCAGTGAGATTCCATGAGCCGGCGCCCTCCTCCGAGGAGGATGAGGTGTCGTAACTCACGGATGCGCCGTCGACAGACATGGACGAAACCTGCCCGAGACCGGAGTTATCGCCGCCGTTTCCACCTCCAGCGGCTGATTTTGCGAATGTTAGATAGTGGGCCGTATACAGACCCATGACGTGTGCCCGGATCACGGGATCAGGCCAGGTTTCTTCCGAAAAAAATTTAGCGGCTAAAGCTAAACGCGCTTTAACCGCCACGTCCGGATAACTGTCTGAATCGATCTCCGGAAATAACTTGCGAAATTCCTCAAGCGTCAGAGGCTGGTTCAACATTTTCAGCCTCCTTCACAGATGTGGTCTTTTTCGCATTTTTCTTTGGCGCCGGTTTTTCCTTCACTACCGGCTCAGCCTTTTCCTCGGCCGGTTCCTCAGCCTCAATCAGCTTTTCTTTCGCCGGCGGCGTGATGTCGATATACGTAGCGAGGTGTGCTTGCAGATACGGATGAGCCGCGACTGCGTCCTCAACCTCGTAGGACTGCGCGGGCTTAAATTCGAACTGCTGAGAGCCCATATTCAGAACCAGCGGGCAACGAACTGTAATTCGTTTCATAAAACCTCCTTAACCTGCGGATACTGCTGCCAGGTCGGCGTAGTAAACCATTTCCGGACGCACGAACTCGACGCCGCCGAGAGCTGCAAAGTACGGAACTGCCTGCTCGAAATTGCGGTACTGAACCGGTAGAGAGGCAATCGGAACCAGCGGGAAGCGGACCACGTCCACTGCCTTTGTGTAGGCCACAATTCGCGGCGTAGAGAACAAGGTCGTGTCGGCCAGCCAACGCACAGGGCGAATGGTCAGCGTACCGCCGTTAGCAACGGAGAGGTTATTAGCCTCAACGTAGCGCAACAGGTTCATTTCGGTATTAGTCAGCTGTGTGCTCACCAGTTTGCCGAAAATTGCCGGGGGAACCAAAAGGTTCTTCGGAATGCGGTTGTACTGCGTTGCCTTCCAGGCCTTTTCCAGGATGTTATTGAAGTAGCCGATAACGGTCTTCACATCGGTGGAATCGGTCCAGGTGCCGACATTTTCATGCGTTACCTGATCGGAATTGAGCAGGCCTTTGACGCCCACTTCGTCATCCCCGACATAGACCTGAGTGTCGATATCGAGCTGATGCTTCATGCGCATAGCAGAGTGTTTCTGCGCATCGATCGGGCGACCTGCCTGCATAGCCTTCTGGAGCTCGAAAATCGTGTAAGCGACCTCCATGCCCCAGAGTGTCAGCGGTGTGGCAACCTTCTTCAGAGAAACAGAAACACGGGCAGGCGTGGAATCCGGGCCCTTAATGAAGGACTTTTTACCCGCACCTGTGCCGCCGAATCCGCCCATGTATTCAGACTGAATGAAAGAAGAAACCTCATCGGCGATCGTGACATCGTCGCGCAGGTCGATATCCCTGCCATATGTGAAATCCGCGATCGGTTCATAAACACGAGCATCCAGGCGCTCAAGCTCACCGACCAGGAATGCGCCGGTAGCGGAAATTGTTTCAGCGTCAGTAAAACGTCTTGGCATTTTTTGCTCCTATTAGATATTGAATGCGATTTCGGCCAGGCCCGCGTCATCCTTGGCGCCCATAAACACGCAGTTAGGAATTGCAGTTGCGCCCTCGGCCTTAGTGGCCGTAACGCCCTTGTTTGCGGCGTCTAGATAGACAGCTCCGCCCGGCGCCGGTGTACCTGCGGCACGCACAGCAACGTAACCTCGGCGCAGGATGCAAACGAAGGCGTCTTTCGGCCAAACCTTTCCATCCGGCCCAACCTGGCGATAATCGCGAACTGCGATGCCGTAGACCTTGGAGGCATCAGAGGCCGGAGTTGCTTTGCCGGTTGTGGTCAGAGAAACCAGAACGCCGTCGTCGGCGACCGGAGTAGTTGTGTCGTTCTGTTTGACCTCGGTGGTGTAGTCAAACATGCCGCGAGTGATATCGCCGGCAGAACCTCTGGGCATAGATGTGCCAATGAACTGAGACATTATTTAGCTCCCCAAAAATCATTAAGTTTTTTCTGGACGTATGCGATCGAATTGACGGAATCCTCAGCGCTGTCGCCGTAGCGTGTACCGCTGGCCTTCGGATTCTTTCCGGACTTGGACATAGCGACCGCGGCCTTGAAGGCGATATCCAGCGCCTTGCCGTCGAGCTCAGAGGAATCTCCGAACTGTTTGACGCCGGCGCCTTTCAGCGCCGTGCGCATAACGCGCTCGATCTGATTGCGTGTGAATTTGCCGCCCTTGGCGTCGCCCACAGGCTTTTTCATTCCCGGGCAAAGTGCCTCGGCGTCGCCGATGATGGCCTGAGCATCCGGATCGTCGATCAGCTCATTGTCATCATTCTGGTCAGCACCGGCGTCCGGCGCCGGGGGCGTATCTGCGTCGCCTACAGGTTTCTGAGCCTGGCCCTTAGCCAGTGCTGCCACCATGGCCTCGAGTTTGGCCAGGCGCTCCTCAAGTGTTGGTGTGGGTGCCGGTGTCGGGGTAGGAGCTGGCGCCGGTTCAGGATCTGCGTCCTGCACCTGGAGCTTGTCCACTTCCTCGTTAAATGCATCCTCGTTTCCGTCGCGGAACAATTTCCGCAGGCGGGTCTTTAAGCTAGTTGTCATGCTTCCGTCTCCAATTTTGCAGCCCGAGCATCGGGCTGATACCACTAGAGCAACGTGGTTGCCCACGATGCCAATTTGCTCAATCCCCTGGGGCGTTTCCTGCGTATCCGCGTCATACCCGCATGAGACTTCCTTCAAATCCCCGCTCTCGACTGCCTCGATCGCTTTTCGATCCGTCAAAAGCAAATCGGCGAGAAGAAAATCCGATTTATCGCCTTCTCCTCGCCGAACGTTCTGGGTCGTACCGACTGCAATCTCCCGCCAGTTGTCCGGATCTGCGAATCTCGCGTGACCGATGACTACCGGCTTGGCCTCAAACGAGGCAATCGTTTCGGGATTAAAAATTTGTTCTTCCGGCCGCCACACCTGAACCGCACGGCCGATATTTGGCAGGCCTACCTCAGCCGCTGAATATTCAAACGATCCGACGCGGCTAATCGGAACGTCTCGACATAACAAATAGCCCTCCGGAGTTTTTTCCTTCAGAGGGCTGATTTTTTCCGTGGTCAAGAAGCGACCGTCTCGAAATTTCCTTCTCATTTGTCCTTCTCAAAAAAGAGTGGCGAGGGCCAGCACCGGCAGTTGAAGACGCATCCGGGATGGCTGCGAATAGGCGTACCGCCTGCGCCGACGTCACAGATCGGAGGATCGCTCCAGGCATGAACGGTCTTATCCAGCTCACGATGCCTTGGGCGCACTGCGTTATCGCCAACCGTGTGCCACACGTAATGCGTAGAGCCAACGGCCTGGGCCCTGGCCTGCGTGAAATTGCTCCGAGCCCTGGCGGTCTCTGTCCGGGCAATGCAAATCGCTCGGGATTCCGTAACGCCGCCCAGCTCGTTTTTGATACGCTGGGCGATATCGGCATAGCGCTGGCCGTCCGATAGCCCGCTAGCGGCCCATTCCTGAACTTTCTTGGCGGCCTCCATGGGCAAAGAGCGGATCAGTGCGACCTGCTCCTCGCGCAGGCGATTGAAAATCGGCCCGGCGGCTGCGTCCTTCAACTTGCGGCGAGTTTCCCGGCTGATCTTTTGGCCAATCCTGAGCCAGGTGTCGTAATCTGCCGAGGCCGCGCGGCGCAGCATGATGTCTGCCACGGAGCGAGCCCATTCGTCGAGCCGCACTGAATAATCAAACAGACTGAGCTGGAGCTGGCTCGGATCGGTTCCCTCCCACTCCAGGGCGATCTGCGCGATCTGTTTGGCCACTGCCTTGAGCCGCTTGCGATACCAGCGGTCCAAAGCCGCCGTTTTGGCCTGCTCCCGGAACTTGTTCTGCTGCTGCATTTAATCCTCCTGCCTCTGGCGGCATGAGCTCGTTTTCCTGTTTCTCGGCCTCGTCGATGTCCTCCTCGGTAATGGAGGAGAAAAGGCCGATGGTCGGGCTGAGCTTTTTGAGCTCCTTCATTGCGTTCGGCAGCGGAATAGATTCGCTCTGTAACGCCTGCACAATCGCACCGACCATGGCCGTTGCATACGCGCCTTTCTGCTCGTTGGTCATCTGCCAAAGCGGGCGGAAATCGAAATTGAAATCTTTGTCCGGAGCATGTCCGGTCACGCTCATATAGATAACGTTTAGGATTTTCTTTAAGCCCGGGCGCAGCATCTTTTCCTGCTGCTGTTTCGTATTGTCGTAATAGAGCCGAATGTCGCTCTCGCCGGTGGAATTGAAGCCGACCGGAGACTGACCGAACAAGCGCACCAGCGGAATGCCTGTGGCGCCGGAGATCTGCTGAGCAAATTGAAGGAGCACCTCGGGGAGGCCCGTGAACGTGTAGGTCATCGTCTGAAAGTCATCCTCGATGTCCCCGAGCGTCATGCCCTCGATTGACTGGAATAACCGGGTATGCTCCATCTGTGTCATGAAGCCTTTTTTGGCGGCGTCGTTTGTCAGAATGGAGCGCAGGCCCTTGACCTTGTAATAGCGCAGGTAACACTTATTGACGAGCTGAGCCGCGCCTTCGGTCGCCATATCAAACATCTCGATTCGGTTGAATAGCGGCTCCAGTACGCTCGCGCCCCAACCGCGATAAGCCTGTCGCAGGTAGTACGGCAACCGGCGCCCTTCAAACCGGATACAGCGCGAATAATGGATTTTTCCTCCGGGAATATCGATAGCACTCTGCTCCGCGAAAACCTGGTAATAAAGCGGCTTGCCAAAGTTAGGCCCGAGCTCCTGGACGACCTCTGTCGACGGGTTGACCTGCCAGCAGTCGAGAACGAGCAGCCCTTTGAAGGCGCCTTGTTTAACCGGTCCGAGCGGTGTGCCCATGTCATCACCGTCAATGAGAAGAACGGCCAGCGAACCTCCGTAGAGACGCGCCCACTTCAAAGCGTCGCACAGGCTATCCCAAACTCGGAATTCGTCGAGTGCAATATCGATCGCAGAAGCGACCTCCGGATCGTCACACTGGAGCTCAACGCCCTCGCGCGTCATATCATCGGCCACCACGTCAACCGCGAGCCCGCACATCCATGAGCCCTGATAAGCCCATTCCAACTCGTTGCGCTGGAAAGACTTGAACTCAGGGATGTAGCGATTGCCGTTGAGCGTCGTGCTCGTATTTAAGCCCATGCGCAGGAGCGGGTTCTGAAACCCGTCGGCAAACTGCTTGCTGCCGCCGCGCTTTGTCCGGGAAAGTTTCTTGTTTACCTTCATGCTTAACCTCTGCCCAGGCGAATGAACTCATCGAGCCCCGCCTGTGTGATATAGCCGTCGAGGCTGTATCGGATGGCATCGATGCCGTGGTTGTATTTGTCGACGATGATCGGGAGGACCTCGTTCGTTTTCGGGTCCACCTTGTAGCTGTAGAGCTTGAATTCTTCTGCCGTATGCCGGCAACGCGGATGGATGACGATTCTGTCGAAGCTCTTTAAGTAGGCGATACCGTCCTCAATCGAGCCCTGCCACTTCTCAGCAGCCGAGATATTGAATCCTTTGCGCTTAGCCAAATAGCTGATGGTCTCAGGTCGTGAGCAGTCGGCCTTGATCGGCCAGCTCCTGGAGAGCGGGACTGAATCGTACAGCGCCGGGAGCTCGTCTAGCTCCACGCCGTGGCCGAAGGCCTCATATTCGACATACAGCCGATTGTCGTACATGAACGATCGCACCAGCGTGCTCGGGTCGTTCGCAAAGCCGAAGTCAGCACCAAAAAATAGCCTGTCGGCCTTCTGCCAAAGATCGTCCGGAAAACTCTCGACCGTGAACCTGCCGCGAAAAATCTGCGCGTCGCTAATTGTCCGTGGAAAACCCTCCCAAACGTGCAAATAGTTCTCGTAGTCATTTTTGCGATCCCATTCCATCTGGCGCCGGAGCGCTTCCGGAAAATATGGGTTCTCATCAAAATTGACTTTCCGGACATAGGCGCCGGGAGGCGGCGCATCGGTCAGGAATAATTTGGTCGTCGGATCGTCCGCCAGGAGCGGGTTAAACGAGACCCATATTTCGGAGCCCGCTTTTCGAATGGT